GGCCTACCCCGGATGCAACGCCGAGGGGACCAGCGAAGAAATGGACAGGGACCAGACCCAGCGGAGCGGAGGAGGCTCTGACATTGCAGACTGCGGTGAAAAGGTGGCCGACCCCAGTACTGTCAATGTACAAGGGCAGCAGCCCGAATTCCTTGACCAGAAAATCAGGGAAATCGAGAGTCAACGACAGGCTGGATCATGCGGTGATGGATTCAGACGGTGGGCAGTTGAACCCCCAGTGGGTCGAGTGGCTCATGGGATACCCCGAAGGGTGGAGCGACTTAAAGGGCTAGGCAATGCCGTAGTGCCACAGATCCCCGAGCAGATCGGTTATGCAATACTAGAGGCAGAGAATGAAAAACAAAAAGCCATCACAGGCAGTTGAGAAGAGATGGCTACAGCGGGTGGTAGAGCATGGGTGCGTGGTTAATGGAAATAGCCAGGTCCAGGTCCACCACAGTATGGGGCGCGAGGCCCGCAGCCAGAAGATGTTTATCGGGAGGTGGTTCGTGCTGCCCCTGTCCGAGTGGCTACACGATGTCGGCTCAAACCACCCCTGGAACATAACCCACCATCGTAATGACTTCATCAAACAGTTTGGATCTGAGTCTGAGTTATGGCATAAGATGATTTGCAAGTTGTCAGAACAGGAACCGCTGCCATTTGGTGAGGACGTTATTAATGCTGTCTTGGCAACCAGTCGATGAAGATAAACCTACCGCTGCGAATACCGTTAAGTCGCCGGCGTGATTTTATTCTGAATCTCAATAATTACAGGAATACACATCACCGCGTAGCACATGAGGCAAAGCGGAATTACACAGCGATTGTTTGGGATTTGGTTAATGGCGAGAAAGCACCGGATGGGCCATTACAGCTTACATACCGCTATTTTCACGGCTCAAAAGGTAAAATCGACATTGCCAATCCATGCTCAATAATCGACAAATTCACTTGTGACGCATTGACGCTGGCGGGTGTATGGGAGGATGATGATATGAGAAATGTGCGTAAGGTCACTTATGAGTGGGGTGGTGTAGACAAGAACCGGCCCCGGTGCGAATTGACAATTGAGAGTTATAGCGACTGATGCTCAGTCTATACTGGGGCATTTACCTGATTTACCAGGGTATCTCGCAATCCCCACCCGCTGGATGCTATATGATGGACGATGAACGGCTCACAGAGATAATCCGAGAGCATGAGGGCGTCAGATTATTTCCCTACGTTGATACTTTAGGCAAATTAACTATTGGCGTGGGGCATAATTTAACGGATAACGGCATTTCCTCGATTACAGTCGATGCAATTCTTGCTGAAGACATCAACATCTCGAAACGAGAACTGGACAAGGAATACCCCGAGTGGTGTGACTTAACAGAAGACCGGCAGATCGTCCTGGTGTCTATGGTATTCAACATGGGAATGCCCACGTACAAGAAGTTTGTGAAATTCTGGGCTGCGCTGAGGGCTGCAGAGTATGATATTGCAGCAGATGAGATGCTGGATAGTAGATGGAGAAAACAGGTCAAGAACAGGGCTGTTGAGCTTGCTGGGATGATGAGGCGTGGTTAATGAAACAGGTAGTGATACTTATCCACGGCTACAACGTCTCAAATCCAGGCAAAACGGTTGGCAAGCTGCGAGATCCATTTGAAAAACTAGGCTGCATTGTCGAAAACCACACCTACGGTTATCTGCCTTTACCGATACAGATCACCCGCAGAAACCCTAGAATTGCTAAAAAGGTCGCGGGTAGATGCAAATACTGGAAAGGCAAAGGCTATGAGGTTTCGTTGGCGGTTCATTCAAATGGGGCTGCGATTGCTCGGATAGCCAGGGAGGTACACAGCGCACCGATTGATCGAATTTTGGCTATCCATCCAGCATTGAGAACGACATTAACACCGGCGCAGGGTGCAAAACGCACGATTGTTGTTTTCAACGGTGGAGATACTGCGGTGGTGGCTGGTGGCTGGCTCGGTAAAATCTCGAAATGGATCATGCCGAAGAGCTGGGATACCAGGCCCTGGGGGAAAATGGGTCAAACAGGATACAATGGCACTGCCGGCAATGTTCGCAACATCAATACTGGCGAAATAGCGCTTGAGGAAAAGCGATGCTGGGGCCACAGCGATGAATTTGAGAAGGGCAAATATGAATACTGGCTACCAGTTCTCGCATATGATTTGATTAATGGACGGAATAAATGATAAAAAATATTATGTTTGCACAAATAATCTTTCTGTTTGCCGGCTGTGCAACCGCAGAAGTCCCTGCGAGAATAGCGAATACTTATGAAGTGACCGGGAAAATATACTGCGACACACCTATTTTTCACAATATCGAGACTATTGTGGTTGGATGGCTGCGAGCAACGGTCGCACCTGAGTGGCAACCAGTGTGCGACGAGAGAGATTAAGCGCGAGGGTTTCCTTGACCCTTTTGTCAGTTCGCCGGTCGGCTGGCGCTGGTAGGCCGGTTATTTGTTAAGATCGCGCATAGCCAGAGTCACCAGCAGGTCAATATCAGTCTTTATTCCATTTTTCGACTTGCATTGTGCGATTAATGACATCTGCCCTGGCATTAGCCATGCCTGGAATAACTTTTTGTCTTTGCGGTGCTTGTTGGAGTCTCGTTTTTTCATTTGATGTCCTGCCGCGCCTCGACATATTGCCTGGCCTGGCCCAGTGACATACGAATTCCGTTCAACAGAACAACCTTCTGTGGAACTGCTGTGCTGCCATTTACGTGCTGGCGGCGATGGCTACCGCGTGAATTGGCGATAACTTCTGCCGTGATACCGGCTGAAATTGCTAAATTCACAATGGCTTGTGATGCGTAGGGTGCGTGATTAATTGTCATGCTGTTATCTCCTGATTTGATTGATTGATACTGATAATTTATGGGGTGTTTCTACTGCCAAACCCCTAGCGAAAGGGGTAGGGAGTCTTGCGGCTTGTGACTATCTAGCGATGGTGTATTCCTCAACAAAAACATCTTGAGTGCGAGTTAAATGCCCAGAATTTATTCTCTTTTGAAGAATAGCCCGAACTCCCATCCAAGTTTTTGGATTAACACCTCTATCCAATACGGAGGTTTTTATTTCGCCCCAACTAACGGTTTTCTTTAGATTTCCGCTAGAGTCTCTCAATGTTGCGTGACCAATTGCTGATGCTACTATGCTTTTTTCAATGTTGTTCATTGTGTTATTCCTCTATCTGATTATTGGGTTCTTCTACTGCCAAACCCCGAATCAACGGGGTAGGGGTTACTGCTTGGGTTGGTGCTTAAATGCTGACTGCGGAATTGACCTCTGCCAGTGCGTCTGTGTAAGCTGTGTGCAAGCCTGAAACTATGTGCTGGGTTAGGTGCGGCAGATCCTTGTTATTTTCTGGGCTTGTTTCGTCTACCCGCTTTTGAAGTAGTAGAACTAGATTGATTTCTTGTTGCTTACTCATCTTGTTTTCCTCGTTTCGTTTAATAGTGCGTTAAGAGTAGAGCAATACGCGTACATACGCAAGCATTTAATTACTGATATTTTATACAGTGATTTGAATCGATTATATGCGTATAATGCGGAGATGGACGCTCAGCATCCCAGGCCGATCCCAGCCCAGCCGATGTACCTGGATGACACCCAGGCCCAGCTCGATAGAATCGAATCCATGCTGAATGAGCTGACAAAACACATGGCGGACACCACCGAATATCGAATACTCCACCCTGATGAATACCCTGTTTGCGGAGAAAGCGGTTGAAGCAGCACAAATACAAAAAACTCAATGTTTCCAGCCTAATACCCTACGCCAGCAACGCCAGAACCCATACTGATGAGCAAATAAACCAAATAGCCGCATCAATTAAAGAGTTTGGCATCACGAATCCCATACTAATCGACCAGGAAGGTGGAATTATCGCCGGTCATGGCCGTGTATTGGCCCTAAACAAGCTCGGCATAGACAAAACACCCTGTATTGAGCTGGTTGATCTCACCGAGGCCCAGCGCAAAGCCTATGTTCTGGCTGATAACCAGATTGCACTCAACGCAGGATGGGACTTGGATCTGCTCAAGATCGAGCTAGAAGGGCTATAAGTTGCTTTACCCTGAAGGAACTGTTATTAAATATATTTTAAGACATCAGGATAAAGGAGGAAAGCAAGACTTACTAAAGGCAAAACATTTTATCGATATGAT